CGAATGGAACAGCACGATCGAGGCCACTTGGGTGATACACAGGCTTCAGACCAAAGGGTTTAAATGTTGTGGACATTTATGTATTTCCTTTGTTTTATTTTTGAAGAATGTTATTGGAAACGAACATTTTTATTATTCGCTTTTGCAGTGTCCTTTTCCATTTCCAAAAGACCACCTTCAAGAACTGAACGACCACCTTTATTACCCTGCGCCGTGTCGCGAACTGACGCTGTAATATTACGTTGGTGTTCAAGCGGATCCTCCAGGTGGAGCATACGCATTACTTCTTGATAGATGTCCTCAGGTAACTTGAAGAGCACCATTTCGTTACAACTAACACAGCCTTCAAACTTGCCCGAGCTCATTTTGCCTAGTCCTTCAAAGCCTTTTCCTAATTCGGAGGCTTTAACTGGCTCATAACCCAACGCCATACGTTTGTCGATACTGTCGTAAGTATTGGTTGTTGATAACCAACACAAGTGCATCCCAGGAATAATCCCTCCAGGAAGATCGGGCAACGCACTATTTGCCCACTTGTCTCTAAACGCATCAAGGCGTTCACGACGTGCAATGTCATCAGGAGCGGCTGTTGTAGCGCGCTCAATTACTTCTTGTGCTCTGTCGGCCATGCGGTCGTCCAAGTCACGTTTAATTCTTGTATTTGCCATTTTAATTAACCTTTATTTTGACGATCATACGACGCATAAGCGCGGATCATTTTGTTTCGTTTAGTTACGTCGTCCCATGAACCAGCGTCTTTAATTGCCTGCACACGCTCACGACTTAGTGTGATGGTGCCTGGCTTGGCGCTAGTTTCTGCAACTCGGCTTGAGGCTGTTGGGCCTGCTGCGCGTCTGCTGTTGTTGCTGTTGCCTTTTGCTGTGTAGCGATGTGGCAAACGGGATTGCAAACGATTATCTAACTCTTCCCAGTATTCGGAATCACTAGGATCCCAACCATCTGCGGCAAGTTCTTGGTCAACTACTTTGGCAATTCTACTATCTGTATCTCGAGCTTCTGGGTCATACCAGCCATTACGTTTTAACCACTTAGTAGCGTTCTGTTGAACTTCTGTGCTAATTGGGTTAGGTACGTTTTGTCTTGGCGTTTTAGCTTGCTCAAGCTGTTGTTTTTTATGGTACTGGGCTTGTTTTAGTCGATCTTTAGCTTCTGTCAACTGCTCCAGGTATTCCATCTGTGCTTCTACGTCATTAGATTGAGCTGCTTGCAGCATTTTCATTTTGGCATACTCGACACGGGTGGCTTCGTCTTCCAAAGCCTTGTCAATCTGCGCAAATTTAAAAGATGACGCTGTATTTTCTACAGCAGCTAAACGTCTTGCTAAATCTTCGTTTCTTTTTTCTAATGCACTAATCTTGTGTTTAGCGGAGGCTTCACGTTGCTTTTGAAGTTCTTTCTTTAGCCTTCGTTCTTCTCTACGCGCTTCGCGAATCTTTTCGCGTTCGTCTTCCGTTTCTTCTGAATCAGAATCATCAGAGCCAGACTCTTCGTCTTGTTGCTCGTCTTCCTCATCAGACTCGTCGGAAGCTTTTTTAACTTCTTCTTCGTCAAACTCTTCTTCGTGTTCGACTTTGGCTATAACTGTGCCATCTTCGCGTTCCTTAATAGGAACGTCTTTTTCATTTTCTGCCATATATACTTTCTACAAAGTTAATCTATAAACGCTTTCATTTTCTGCGCATATTCAAACGACTTAATGCGAGAAATGATTTCACGGGCCTGCAACGTAATGAACACCACTGGTGATCCTTCGTCGTCTGGCTGCACAACAAAACGGTCGCCGCCGTACTTGATAGTACGTACTAGATCGCCTTCTTTACACCAGGGGCCTTCTGGCCATTGTGTTAAGTCTGCATCTAGGTTACGGTATGCTAGTGGTCCAACTTGCACCACTTTTGCCACTGTTTCATTGAATCGTAACGTTTGTCTGGTTTCATCTACCAAGATGATTCCGCCTTTACTGGTTGACTTTTCTCGCCTTAACTGCACAAGCACTCTGTCTCCAGCTACATCAATACCAGTATCAATTACAGGAAAACACTCTTCCTCTGTTCTTGTATCTGGCTCGTCTTTACCTTTTATATCAAACACTGTTCAGTGCTCCTTTAACCTTTACAGGTCTTCTTCGTCCTCCGTCAATATTTCATCAACAATGGCTAGGGTCAAGTTTAAACCTTCTATGACACCTATTAACCGCTGATAATCTTCAAACGTATGCACGTTTGTTCCGGCAGTGACGGCTTCTGCCAGCTTTTTCTTTTCAGATCGTACTCGATCTATTATTTCAGATATAAAGTCCTTCATAATCTTACTAATGCAAGGTTATGAAGGTTTCCGCCCTAAAATCAATAAAAATTACCGCCGCCAATGTCTTTTAGATTTTTATCTGGTCCAACTTTGCTTGAACGGGCTGGTTTGCCTTTTACGGCATTGTTAGAACGTTTAGATCCGGATGCTCCAGTGTCTAATTTGCACTCTGGGCCGCCGCCAGATGATAACTTACCCGTTTCTTGGTAAGTTTGACGAAAGCCTTGTAAATTGTTATCGGCCATTATATTGCTCCTGTTGGGGGTGTTGTTGGTTGTGGTGCTACGGGTGCTGCTGGTTGTGGTGCTACGGGTGCTGCTGGTTGTGGTGCTCCTGCTGGTGTCATAGCGCCCATTTGCTCCATGCCAGTTTGTTGCATTTGTTGTTGGGCTTGTTGCTCAGCTTGAATCATTTGTTGCTGGTGCTCTTGGTCTGCTTGAGCAGATTGTTGAGCCGCATCTAATTGGGCTTTTGCATAATCTGCTTCGCTTTGCATGGCTTGTTGTTCTACTGTAATACCATGTTGGCGAATGTCCGCCTGTGCTTGTCTAGATGCTTCTATGGCAGTCATATTTTGCTCATGCGCCATTGCTTGTTGTTCTGAATTAAGTTTCATTTGGGCATTAATAGCAGCCACGCGTTCTTTGGATGCGTTGTTAATGTCTGCAATAGCAATTTGAGTAGCTGTTTTATTGGAGTCAATCTGAGCTTGAGTTTCGTACCTAGATTTGAGGTCCAATACCAAACGCTCCAACTCTGCAATCTTAAGATTGTAGTCTTGCTGTTGTTTTTGAACATCAAGTTGCATACGAGCTTGTGATTCTTGCTGTTTGCGCTCTGTCTCAGCCATTTGTGTCTTAAGAATAACTTGGGCTGTTGGATCAGCTTGTGCGGCAGCTTGCATTTGTGCTTGTTTGCCTTGTTGTACTTTTTGAGCCAGTTGTTGAATCTGTTGGATAAACGGTTCCATTATTTGCTGCGAGTCCTGGTTAACCATTTGTGAAGCAAGGGCCAAAGCTTGTTGCGATTCTAAGTCAAGCGGTTTTTCTTGATGCAACTCAAGCACGTCACGGCCGCCAGATGCTTCTGCTACATAACCACGCATAGACTGGAGGTAATGTAATGTTAAGTGTTGTTTAATATGTTCCAAAGCATTAGGAGCAAAAATAGGGCCTATAACAGGATTATTACCATATGCTGGATTTTGGGCATATTCAAGGTGAATCTTAATGTGAGAGATGTGATCTTGGTCTGGGTACGCTGCAGCTGGACGACCCATTGTCATTCCTACGTTTTCAAGCGCAGGATTAGATTCTTTAGCACCCAGTGGGTTTGGTAGAATCTCGTCAATGTTAGGAATCTTTAATTGCTGCATAACGCGGCGGTATACACCACGAATATCAAACATACCTGGGCTTGTTTGATTTGCAGCAGTAGCCATCTGGAGGAGGGCTTGGTTCTGAGCAACACGCTGTGTTTCAGAGAAAATGTTAGGGTCTGATACTGGGCGTACGTCGTTGTTGTAGGCAAAATCACGAACTTCAATTGGAGTACCGGACTGGTTGTCCATGTCCTCTAAATACCAATGATTTAAACGGGAAATAATTGCCAGTGATTTAGCTTGGCTGCGATGCAAACGGGCATGGATGGCAGAGAATACTTTAGCACCTTGCTCAATCAGAGCTTGGGCTGTGCCAACCGGCATATTGTTGTTTGCTTCGCCAATCTTTTCTTCAGAGGTAGTTACAACACCTTTTGCCGCGCTGGTTAACCAACCCATTAACTCCATCAATACGCTTGATGGAGGATTGAATGGCATAGCCATTGCAATCTTACGTACGTCGTCTACTCCAGGGGCACCTTCAATCTCAATTACTTGCGTTGGCTCAATTCTGTCGGATTGCCCACCAATTCGTCCACCTTTAAGCTTAAGAAGCGTCTGGCTGTTGTTGATATGAGCAGCGTCAAGAAGAGCACGAAGAGCACCGGTAAGAGCAGCACTAAGCCCACCAATGAGATGAGGTAATCCAATAGCGTACGCTCCACGCCAAGGAATGAATTTAAACTCGACATACCAGTCGAGCTTTTCGAGCTTCTCATCGTTAGCTTCCCAGTTGCGGTAGAGACCAATGACGTCGCCAGTGGTTTCATCAATCATCATAATGTATGGGGCACGACGACCGCCTGTTTCTTCGTCGTCATCCAAACGCATAAAGCAAGTAATTTCGTAAATGCGACGCAGACCATCTATGTTCTTAGACGGTTCAGATCTACCCTCAATCTTATCGTTAGCTTCTTGGCTACGGGTTTGATCTGTAAGCGGGGCATCAGAACTATATGTTGAGTCTATGTCACGATAGATACCTTGCTCAACACGTTGCAAGAAAATGTCTTCTGTAATGTCTTGTACTTCAGTTACACGTGGAGATGTGTAAAAGTTTGTAGTTGAGTACGGAAGAATAATGTTGTCAATTGGCACCCATTCGCATAACGGACGTTTTTGCTCTTCGTCAAAACGCCATTTAAGGAATTGTGAACCACCAAGGGGTAACTGTGTGAGCAATTGCTCCATCTCATCACGGTACTCGGCAACTTGTTCTGTTAACTGCCAATTCATAAAAGAAACTTTACGATCTGCAGTTTCTTCTTTTAATCTGTCTGAGTTACCTTTAACGTTAGATTTAACTAACCCGTCTGGTGGCAACAATTCTTTTGAAGCGCTGGCTGCAAAGTCAACACAAGCCTCAGCCATAACTGGATGAACGACTTTGGAGGCTCCATCAAAGGTTGCGCCTCCGGGCGCGTCCTTACCCAAACCGGTACGGCGTAATCCTTCTTCGTATTGCTTGTCACGTTGCTTACGTGCTTCTTTATCAACGTCAATGTAATCAAGATAATCGTTAGCCAACGAAAGAAGAACATCTTCATCAAATACTTCTGCTAAGTTTTCATAAAACTCAGGGTTTTTACGTGGGCCTTCTTTTGGCGTCATGTTAATAACAACAGAGCCGTCTTCTAATTCAATAATTTCTTCTTCAACTTCTTGGGGTTCTAATCCCAATGCTTCTT